TAATAAAGTCTATGTCATAGATTATCATTAATAAGTATAACTAATATTAAAATTTAATGTTATTCTTTTAATTATTTTCGTTATATTAATATTTATAAAGTATTTGATCATTATAAATATTATGGAAATAATTAACGCAATATTAAGTTTTTATGAAAAAGGCGATTACAATAGCAAGGAAAAATATGATAACGCATTTAAGTTACCTATAGAATATTTAGACACTTCATCATTGTTTGTCATCAATAATAACATTGTTAATGATTTAGAATTAGTTAAAGCCAATGAATTAGCAATTACTAATAACTCATTAGATCATTCTGCTAATGACGCCAATTACAATTTATATTACCATGTATTTGACCCAAAAACCATTTTTGAGAAAAATGTTATAAATAAGTGGAGCAAATATTATACAAACAATAAAGAATTTTTGTTAGAAACCCAGGACCTAATTAAAAACTATAAGCCGCTTAAAAAAGTGGAATTTAGCGATAGTCCGTGTGTCAATGATTTAGTAGTTTATAATAATTGTGAAAATATTATATATGATAATGGATTTGTAAATAAATATCAATATATTGATATTCCATTATTAAATAAATTTAATAATAATAGTCTAGTGCTACAGGCGCTAAGCGTATATAATCTCTCAACACCCATAGTTTCTTTGCTTATTCCAATATTATTTTTATTATTGCCCTTTTTCATAATTAAATTGCAAGGGCATAATGTTACTTTTGAGCTATATTTTAACCATTTAAAGACGGTGTTTTCTAATCATATTATTGGTCAATTATTTACTTCTTTAAGTGACACAAATTTAACAAATAAAATATATATACTTTTTAGCTTTGGTTTTTACATTTTCCAATTATATTTAAATATAAACGGATGCATAAAGTATTTCTATAATATTAAATATATTCACAATATTTTATATGATTTAAAAGAATATATTTTAGAAACTTTGAAGACCTATGACAATTTTTTGAATTATTCTAAAAATTTAAATCATTATAAGGAGTTTAATGAATTTATAGTTTCCAATAGTGCTATTTTTAATTCATATTTGTGCCAATTGCGAAGATTAACGCCTTATTCTTTATCAATGAGTAAAGTAGTTGAGCTAGGCCAATTAATGAAGTGTTTTTATTATTTAAATAAAAATGATAGTTTTATCAATAGTTTATATTTTTCCTTTGGTTTTAATGGGTATATAAAAAATATACTAACACTGCAACAATTTATTAGCGCTAAAGTCATGAACTATTGTAGTTATAATAGTAACAGCGAGCCCACACATTTTGACAATTCTTATTTTGCCAATTTAAATAATATTGAAGCTTTAACTATTGAAAAAAGCGATCCATGTTCAGTTAAGACTAAGACTATTGTAAAAAATTCATATAAATTGGATAAAAATATAATTATTACGGGACCAAATGCATCGGGTAAAACTACACTATTAAAATCAACATTATTTAACATATTATTGTGTCAACAAATAGGATGTGGTTTTTTCAATAATGCATCAATAAAAGTATATGATTATATACATTGTTATATTAACATTCCTGATACAGGAGGCCGCGACAGTTTATATCAAGCTGAAGCACGACAATGTAAAAATATATTGCAACTCATTGAGAATAATAAAGATAAAACGCATTTTTGCGTATTTGACGAGCTCTATAGTGGAACAAATCCTGATGAAGCAATTAGTAGTGCTTATGGCTATTTAAATCATTTAAATAAATTGAATAATATAGATTATATGTTAACAACTCATTATAATAAATTATGCAAAAAATTAAATAAACAAAACAACAATTTTTTCATGAAAGTAAAGAAAAATGAGCACAATGACGATTTTGAATACACTTATAAAATCAAAAAGGGTATTTCAAATGTTAAAGGAGCGTTAAAGGTCCTCAAAGATTTAGAATATCCTGAAAATATTATAACAAACATGAAATAAATAATAAATAATAAATAATATTTATTCGTTAAACAATACTTAAAATAATATTGTTAAACTTTAATAATAAATGTCAATCTTATATAAATTACTAGATTCAAGTTTCCTCTTAACATTGGGCATTATATTATTAATATGCGGGTCAATAATGTTATATAGTCATCGCAGATTAAACTTATTAGAACGAAGTGTTATTGAGCATGGAAAAATACTACAAAATTTTATTATAAATTATAATATTCAAATGCAGAGCATCAATTCATTATATATTAATAAAAATAAACAAGAAGGTCAACATATCAAAAAAATCAATTTAGGCGAAAAAATAAGTGTATCCGAAGATGAATGTTCTGAATATGTAGGAGGTGCTGATGTAAATAATGAATTGGTTCATCATGATGACGGCAAGGTAAATGTATCAAGCGATGACGAAGAAGATGACGACGAAGAAGACGATGATGATGACGATGATGAGGAAGATGATGACGATGATGAGGAAGATGATGAGGAAGACGATGACGAAGAAGATGATGATGAAGATGACGATGATGAAGACGAAGACGAAGAAGATGATGACGAAGACGACGAACTAGAAGATGGCAAAGAAGATGATGACACTAAGGATGACGATAAGGAAGACGATGACAAAGTATTAACAATTTCCAAAAGCGAATTAGAAAATAATATTAAAGATTTAGGAGATTTTGAGGAAATAGATTTAAATAAGCCTTTTTTTTCGAATAACGACGATGAAACATTTATAAAGAATTTGCCGATAAATTTAGATACATTTAATATTGATTTAAACACTAATTCAAAAATTATTAATTTAAATAATCTAGACCAAGACACTAATGTAGACACCAATGTAATAGACAGTACTAGTTCTAATAATACTAACACACATAGGAAAAATTATTCAAAAATGAAAGTAGACGATTTAAAAACGATTGCTGTAACAAGAAATTTAATAGATAATGAAACAGCACAGAAAACAAAAAAGGCTGATTTAATAAAAATTTTACAAAATGCGTAAATTAAATTAATAAATAATTAAATAATAATTAATTAAATTTTTTATTAACAATAAATTTAATTAATAAATAAATAATAATAATAATTTTAATTATATATAATAATAATATGAGTTATGGTTTGTGTGCTAATGGCTCAAATAATATAGCTATGAATTTTCCTCCTTTAATGGACGACAGCCGGCTATTTAGCAATTATTATTCTTCGGTGTTGAACGATGAAATGCTTAAAAGAAATAAAAATATTAAAACTAATACCGACTATAGGCATTATTTACAAATCAATGCTGAGGCTATTATAAGTAACAATCAATTGAATTCATGTAATGAATGCAGTGTATGTCCGTATTATAGTAAAACAAGTTTAGAAATAAATAAGCATACTCCATATATATTTGATCATACATTATCTAATATAAGGCCGTATGGATACGAAACAAGTGATTTAAAAGAGTTGTATTTGACTAGGCAGCAGCTAGACAGTCAAAAGCATGTTACCAAATATATTTTAAAACCCAATTAATTGTTGATTTTAGTTTTATTTATTATTATAAATAATAAATAATAAAATAATAAATAATTTACTATAATAAAAAATAATAATTTAATATAATAAAAAATTATATTATATTATTATAATAAAATGAATTTTTTCGATGGTTTGATGGCTCCTTTAGGTAAAAATTATTGTGCATTATTTTATTATTTTGGATTACTTAGTTTATTTTTAGCTTTAATAGCCGCCGGTGGTATGGTTATGGCACTTTTAAATAAGAAATCTGGTTTAGTCTTGTTTATGATGTTTCTCAATGTGTTAAGTAATATTTTTATGTATTATGTAATGAGAATATATTACTCAATGTGCATTGCATCATTACGTTAATAGTCTAACAAATTAGTGATCATAATTTTTAATATTATAATATTAAAAATTATGTAAAATTATGTATAAATAATTAAATTATGTAAAAATTATTAAAAATTATTAAAAATTATTAAATTATGTTATAAATAATAAAAATAATAATAATATAATAATAATATTATAAATAATATTTTATTATTATAAAATGAATTTTTTTGATAGTTTGATGTCGCCATTAGGTAAAAATTTTTGTTTGTATTTTTATGTAGTAGGACTATTTTTTCTAGGGTTACTTATATTAAGTCTTGGCAGTGTAGTGTTTGCACTAGTTAATGGAAAGTCTGGTTATATTACATTTGCAAGTATTATTCTTTTCTTATATATACTACTTGGCTATACAATAACTAGACTACAATATTCTATATGTTTAGCAACATTGAAATAAATAATAACATAATAATAATAATAAAACAATATAAAGAATAAACTATAAATTATATAAGTAACACTAATTTTAAACTAAACACAAAATAATTTATATTAATAATATAACAATTAATTTATTAATATGAAAGTTTTAAGTATTGATATTGGCATTAAAAATTTGGCTTATGTTATATTAGAAGTTACTAATGTTAATGCTAATGCTAATTTAGATAAAAATAGTATTGTTAATGGATCACAAGACTTTAAAATTATTAAATGGGACGTGATAAACCTGTGCAATAAGTTTATTTCTTGCTCATCAAATACATGCACAAAGCAAGCATGTTTTCATAAAAATGATACTTTTTATTGTAAAAATCACACTAAAAAAACAGAATATAGCTTACCGCTATGCAATGTAAAAACTTTGCATAAACAATCAGTAGCAAATCTCTCTGCACTAGTTGAAAAATGTGATTTAAAACTTGAAAAACCTATTAATAAAGCATCACTAATAAGTAGTTTGGAAGACTACTTGAAATCCACATGTTTTGAGGCTATTGAAAACGTAAATGCAAACAATGTAAATCTCATTGATTTGGGGATTAGTTTGAAAAATGAACTAAATGAGCTATTTAATAACTATGACCTTGCTAGCATTGACCAAATTATTATAGAAAATCAAATAAGCCCTATTGCAAACAGAATGAAGTGTATACAAGGCATGGTAGCCCAATACTTTATTGATTGTAATAATCATAATATAGCATTTATTTCGGCAACAAATAAATTAAAAGCATTTATAAATAAGGACAAGGACAAGGATAAGACTGCAGAAAAAGAGAAAAAGGTTTCATATAACGAGAGAAAGAAACTAAGTATATTATATAGTAAACAATTATTGGAAAATAAAAATATGATGCATGATCTTGCGTATTTTGTAAAGCATTCAAAGAAAGACGATTTAGCCGATTGTTTACTTCAAGGAATATATTATTTAGATAATAAACAAGATAGTCTTACAAACTAACAAAACTATAAACTATAAACTATAAACTATAAACTATAAACTATAAACTATAATATATATTAAAAATTATATAATATATATTGCGGAGTATTTAAAAATTAATCTTCTATTTAATACATAATAGATTATATGAATATTGTTGAAATTGAGCCAGATTTTCTAAATATTGAAGATATTGTATTGCCCGAATTTAAAATTAACGACCCAGACGAGGACAGTCGTTTTGAGGAAATTAGTTCAACAAGAAAATCTGCTAATTTTGGAGGAGGTATAGAATTATTAATGAATGAAAAAAATAAAGGCGATAAAAAATTCTCTTCATCTATTGATATTGAAGATATTACAAACTTAGAAAATGAATTAAACGAGCTTTCTGAAACTACAAATTCAAATTCAAATTCAAATTCAAATACAAATACAAATTCAAATTCAAATTATAATACATTAGCTAATGATACAAACAAAACTATTGAAAGCAACAGCACAAATAAAGAAATAAAATATAAACAAGATACAGGAAGTGCACAAAAGAAATCAATATTTGGCGATTTATTTGGTGGTTCCAAAAACGATGGAGCACAAGTAAAACCGGTTACAAAAAACAATGACACTGATAACATTAATCTTGGAAAATCTACAGCAAACATGAATGAAAATAAAACATGGGATGGTTTCGGTAAATTTAATAATATTCCGGTTAATTTGGATAAAACACAGCAAAAGCCCGAATTAACAAAAGAAGAAGAATTAAAGGAAAAATTCAAATATTTGCGAAAGCTTGACGATTTAGAAAAGAAGGGTGTTTCATTAAGCAAGCGTTACAACATGGATTCCAATTTAAATGAAATGATTGGAGAATATGAAACAATTATTGCAGAAAAGGAGAAATCCAATGCTATTAAATTTCAAGCAAAAATGATGATGGCTTGTATTACCGGTTTAGAATTTTTAAATACCAAATTTGATCCTTTTGATATTAAATTAGAGGGTTGGGGTGAGCAAATAAATGAAAATATTGACGAATATGATGATATATTTGCTGAATTACATGAAAAATATAAGTCAAAGGCTAAAATGTCGCCTGAGTTAAAATTATTATTTCAGTTAGGCGGTTCGGCTATGATGGTTCATATGTCAAATACATTATTCAAATCTTCTATGCCCGGCATGGATGATATTATGCGCCAAAATCCTGAATTGATGAAGCAGTTTACTCAGGCAGCTGTTAATACTATGGGGCAGTCAAAGCCGGGTCTAGGCGGGTTTATGAATGGACTATTTAATAATGGAAATGGATCTAACCCTGGGTTCGGTTCTAATTCTGGGTACGGATCGTCTATGCCTCCAAATGTAAATTCTGGTCCTCCGCCTGCACCAATTGAAACGAAATTACCGGATCGTAGCCAGCGAATGCAAAATATAGTAAATCGCCCCGATATTATGGCAGCACGGGGTTCTAGCATGGGCAACAATGAGGGCAACCCATATGATGAAGAGCGCATAAAGCGCCCTGAAATGAAGGGGCCTTCTAATGTGCCGCAATCGAACCAAAATATTGCCTCATTATTGAGCGGGCTAAAGACCAAGCAAATAGATGTAAATGAAATGAAAAATAACGAAGCAAGTACAATCAGCATCGATGACTTGAAAGATTTAATGGGTGGTAAGATACCTAGCAAATCTAAACGCAAGCAAAAGAGTGATAAAAATATTGTAAGTTTAGATATATAGGCTAGAGAGATTGCAAATGAAAGATTGCAAATAAGAAAAAGGTTTTAAAAATAATTTTATAAAGCTATTTTAAAGAATAAATAGCTTTATAAAAGCATGATAGTTATTTGTGATTTTTGCAATAAAACTATTTCAGAACATGCAACATTATATTTCGGTTTTGATTGTTTGTGTTGCTCAAATCATTGTAGGTCGCAAGTTATTCAACTAACTTTACAAATTGATCCAAGAATGGATAATCCACATAATTGGTTAATACATAAATTAAGGGCTATAAAAGCTAAAGCAGAAAAAGCAAAAGCTGAACCATTAATTCCAAAAAATAGATCATTAGTTGATTTAGTTGCACAATTAAAAATATAAACATTAAAACATTAAACATTAAACAATCTCTCTATTCTCTATTCTTTATTCTTTAACTCGTTACTAGTAACAATAACACTGCCACTAGGCTTTTTAATATTTAATTTAACAATTCCATTATGCATTTTTTGCTTATATGACAAACAATCGTAAGGCACCTTCATATAAATTGTTGTGTTATCTTTAGTAACAGCAATAGTGTACATTAACACCATAGTCTTATAATTTAATATATTATTTTAAAAACTTTAAATCCTTTTATTATATACTTTTAATAGACCGCCATATTATTTTATTTTTAAATAATTTAAATATAATATAATAAACAATACATTATGAAATATTGCGAGGAAAACCAGTATCATCCAAAACTAGTATGTAACAAAGGAAATATGCTATTAAATGAAATAAAAATGCCTTTAACCAATAATAAGGCATATAATTTGCAATTTGAGTTTAACAATTTAAATACGTATAAAGTGAACAGTGACTTGCTTTTAACTACACAATTATATGAATTGCTTGAAAAAGTAAATGTTGATTTAATTGAAAAAATCCATATTTTAAATGTATTAAATGAGCGGGAAACAGATATATGTATACTATTAAAACAAATAGCAAAAGAAGTAGGTATTAAGCAAAAATATATTTTGTTTAGATCCACTAAATACTTGAATAAGTTAAATAATAGTATTACATATTACAATAAGGATTTAATTTATGACCATAAAGATTTAATAGACAATTACTTAAATAACATAAAATTAGATAATAATAAATATGAACCACTAATATTCAATTTTGGTAAAACAGTTATTTCTGTAGTACATGAAATAGTATTACCATCAGCTAATAATGAACGCGAAGATGAGCACGAACATGAAGATAATAAATTTATACATGTGAAATTTTCAATAGATTTTCAAATTTCAATAGCGGACGATTTACCTATTTATATGAATAATCTTATTGGACTAATGTTTAAAAAAATGTTTTATAATGTTAAATCATTTATTGATAACTTAAATTTATAAAAAATATTATCAAAATATTATCAAAATATTATCAAAATATTATCAAAATATTATCAAAATATTATCAAAATATTATCAAAATATTATCAAAATATTATCAAAATATTATGTAATTATTATGTAATTATTATATATAAATACTTAATACTTTAATATACTATTAAATTATTAGCTATGATATTTATTCATACAATGAGTATAATCATAAGAATTGCAAAACTATTTACTATAATAAGTTACGAATTTTTAAAATATAATGTAATAAAGTTAGTAAATAATGTGTGTAATAAGCCATATAATAGGCTAATATTAATTAAAAACATATCTAAAAGATTGGAATATGAAAATATTGTGTATGTTAAAATATTTCAAGCTTTATGTTTAAATAAGGATCTATTATATTCCGAAGAGCAAGAATTTTTACTAAAATATACTGATAATGTTCCGTATAATATTAACGATATTAATTATGATTTACTTGATAAATTAGAACAAACTTATTCAATAAAACTTAATAATGTTATTCCTATAAATTGCGGAATAATAGGTTTAGTTTTTGATGGACATGATTGTGCCAACAATAAAGTAATTATTAAAATGCTGAAAAAAAATATTGTATATAAGTTTACTAATGTATTTGATGAATTGCTCTACATATCTTATATATGCAATTATATTCCATATATTAAATCTCTCAAATTGTCCAACATACTTTTAGATAATAAAGAAATCTTATTTAATCAAATGGACTTTATTAAAGAGGTTAATTCATTAGAAATCTTCACAAAAAAGTACAAAAATAACAAGGAATACAGGTTTCCAAAAGTGTATAGAGAGATTACAGAAAAATACCATGAATTAATGGTAATGGAAAATATAAAAGGACTAACATTTAAAGACATTGAAAATGCGGATAACACAATAAAAGAAGAATTTGCTTATTTAATAAACAAGTTTAATATATTGGGAATGTTGTATCATTCAACCATTCACTGTGACATGCATTGTGGTAACGTTTTCTTTTATATTAATGATCCAGCCAATGATCCAGCCAATGATCCAGCCAATGATCCATATCCAAAATATATGTTAGGACTTATTGATTTTGGTATTTGCACATTTCCTAATAAGGAAAGTCAAAATGCATATTATATTTTTTTCAACAACATATTTTATAATCACGACTATAGTGACCTAGAATATGTAATTAATAATTTTATAGAGGAAAAGTACATGCTCAACCTTTTCAGCTGCGTTAAAAAGCAAACCTTTTATGATGAAATAATAGTTTGCCTAGAATTATATAGCAATCATGAATTATCAAAGCGCGCATTAATAAATAAATTGGCGTTACTTATTTACAAATATAATATGAATTTTACACAAGAATTCAATAAAATTATATTAAGCATACATACAACACATAACTTTGTAAAGCTATTATCAAGTAAGCCAAATGACAGTTTAACAAAAGTAATAAAAGAACTAAGTTTATTTAATGAATTAATAAACATTTAATGTTATGGGGGGCTAAGGGCATACATGTTTAAAAAGGCAAAAATCCCCTTTTTTCAAAACCTTATGATAAATGGTCTTAATCTTTTTAAACAAATTATTGTGTGTTTTTTTTTGAAAAATATTTTCAGGATTTTTTTGGAAAATGGACATTTATAAATGTCCATTTTTGAGTAGGCCATGCCTTTATAGAAAAAAAGAGATTTTTTCACTTTTTAAATAAAACCACATGATAAAGGTTTGCACCACAAACATTTTACATGAAAAAACTCCTTACCATAATTTTTTTCAGCACTTTTTCACAATGTTTGAAAAATATTTTGTTTACATTTGTTTACATAAAAAATCCGGAAAAATCCGCAAAAATCCGCAATTTTTTTCCAATACATTAGCGTCACGTTTTTTATTTGTAAAAACCGAAAAAAGTGGCAAAATCCCCAAAAAAGAGCGCAATACAACTTTTTGTTGACATTTATTGACATTTGTTTACAAAAAATCCGGAAAAATCCGGAAAATTATATAAAATATATATTAAATATATAGCTATTACATTATTATTGACAAATGTTGACAAAAAAATCCGCAAAAATCCGCAATGAATTTGTATGTATAAATTGTAACTATGCTACGAGTGACAAAAAAGATTACAATAAACATGTTGTCACAGCAAAACATAAAAATAATACAAACGTTGACATTTTGTTGACAGCTAGCGTGAAAAAATCCGAACTTTTAGCAGAAATTATTTGTAATTGTGGAAAAAAGTACAAAAGCAGGCAAGGGCTTTATGCTCATAAAAAAAAATGTACTTTTTTGCAAAATGCAAAGTTAATGGATAATTCAAATAATGAGTTAGCGCTAGCAAATGACTTAACAAATGACTTGATCATTAAATTGCTGAATGACAATAAAGACATGAGAGAGATTATTATCAAGCAACAAGATCACATGATGAAGCAACAAAATCAAATAAGTGAAATGTTGCCGAAATTAGGAAACAACAATTTTATAACAAATAACAACAATAACAATAAATTTAACATTCAGGTTTTTCTTAATGAGCGATGTAAAGACGCAATAAACATGAGTGATTTTATAAAGTCAATACAAGTTAGTTTACAGCAACTAGATTATACGAAGCAAAACGGTTTAGTAAATGGATTAAGTAATGTAATAATAGAAAATATGAGTAAATTAGGATTATATCAGCGACCGATACATTGCACTGATTTAAAACGCGAATCGCTATATATTAAGGATGATGACAATTGGGAAAAGGATATTAATAAAGAAAAAATAAGAAAGGCCATTAAAGATGTATCAACAAAGCAATTTTGCGCATTAAGTAAATGGACAAAAGAAAATCCAGATTTTCAAAACAATGAATATAAACAAAACTATTATACTCATACATTAGTTGCAATAGCAAATACTAAGGAACACAATGAGGAAAAAATAATTAAAAAACTATGTAATAGTAGTTACATAAAAGAAGAATAAATTCAGTAAAATAGTGTTTTACGTTTATAAAACATTATTTTATAAGTTTATAAGTTTATAAGTTTATTAAAAATAAATTATTCGCCATTATTAACAATAATAATTTTATTGTTATTAGTATTAGTATTAGTATTAGTATTAGTATCACTATTTTCAATATTAATATCAAGTTTACTTAAATTCTTTTTGTTATAATAGTCACTAATATAAGAAGTAATTTTATAATAGCTAACAAAAGAAATAGAAAACACAGTAACGCAACTATTAAATAACATTAAATAATTATTATCCGAAATACTATACATTACCCAGCATAAACTATGAAGATTACCTAAGAATAAATAATAAGGATCAAAATCTTTTACCGATTTTGTGCGATAAGTTTTTATAATTTGAGGCACATGATATATAACATTAATAATGTTACACACTATAAGTATGTTATTTTTAAATGCTATGTTTGTGGCCATATAATCATCTATAAAACTTATAATTATAACTTTAAATAATTTATAATTATACTTATAAATACTTATAAATACTTATAAATACTTATAATATAAAAAAAATTGATAACATAAAATTAAGAATATAAAAAGTGCATTATAATTATATATATTATGATTAAAGACGTTAAGCAAATGCCAAACATATTTATATTAGTGGATACGAGTTATTGGATATTTTATAGATATTTTGCCATTGTACAGTGGTGGGGTCACACAAATCCAGAAACACCATTAACTAATCCGTATGAAAACGAAGAGTTTGTGGAAAAGTTTATAAAAACGTTTAGCTCTGCTCTAGATGGCTTTAAAAAGAAGCAAAAAATACATAAAAAGCCCACTACAATAATTGCAGCACGTGATTGTCCTCGTTCATCTATTTGGCGGAATACATTATATTCGGATTACAAAGGCACAAGAGACAAAGGCGAAGAGTTTGGCGGCGCTCCATTTTTCAAGCATGTTTATCAAGACGCTAATAAACTTTTATATGAAGCAGGCGTAAATAGCGTAGTACAGTTTCCTAATTTGGAAGCGGATGATATTATTGCACTTACAAAAAATTACATTCGCAATAAGTATCCAGACGCGCAAATATATATTATAGCAAATGATCATGATTATTTGCAGCTTTTAGATGAGCATACCGAAATAGTGAATTTTCAAAACAAATTTTTGAAACTTGGCACTAAAGTGTTTAGCGATCCACAAAAAAATCTGTTTTATAAAATAGTGCTAGGAGATAAGTCGGATAATATTAATCCAATTTTCAAGAAATGCGGCCCCAAGACATGTGAAGCATATTATGAAAATAACGAATTATTTTTAGAAGCGCTTAAAAGGGAAAATGCTTATGAAAAATATGAGCTAAATAAAAAATTGGTAGATTTTAGAGAATTGCCCGGCGAACTTGTGCAACGATTTCTGGGGGAGAATGCCGACATGTTGTGTAAACTATAGTTTATAGGCTTGGCTTTAAGTTGTTTTTTTTATATATAATTAATATGTATTTTATATTTAATTAACAATAACATTAATAACGTAAATATTATTATATATAATATAATAATTATTATAATATATGTAATGTTAATAAAATATCCGCTATTAATTCCGACATTTGGCCATGGATCAACCAGCCTAATTGTTAGCCCATATGCAACCTTAGCAAGCAATTTTATAAGCGGACTATGCATATATTATTGTTCCTACATTCAGCGAGTAATCCTACTAATCGGATTTTCTATTTATCATATTGCCGACGACTTTAATATACAAAACAAGCTTTATAAATATTCATGCAGCTCATTATTCCACTATGCATGGCTAAAATGTCCATTACTAAGTAAATGTTATTTAACGTTTGTTCACACTCCTATGCATTATTTTAATATTTATAAAAGGAAATTGAGAGTCTACAAACAATTTTTAATTGGACTAGGAACAAGCTTACTTGCAATTCCATTTTTACATGCAAATTTGGATAGCAAATTAAATAGCATTTTTGGCGAGTTATGGTATGTTGCCCCAATAATTGCACACATAATAGTCCATAGTTATTATAAATCTATAACTCTATAATGCTTTTTTTTCTTTTAGCTTAAACATTTAGCTTAAACATTTATACAATTTAATAGTTTTTAATAATCCAAGTAATTTTATGTTTAACACAAATAAAATAGTATCATTACATGCATTATAATATGGCGCCTCGATAGTACATGTATACTTGCGAATAATACTTTTAAGCAAACTATCTAACTCATAGCTCATAGTTATTTCGTCGTCGTCATGAGCATCATTAATAGTATCATTAATAGTATCATTAATAGTATTGTTAATAGTATCATTAATAGTATCGTTAATAGTATCATTAATAGTATCATTAATAGTATTATAAATATAACCATCACAATTTATTAGTCCATGTAACCTAACTTGTGAAGTATTTTCTTTTAATCTCTCAAATTCTATATTTTGATTACCCATAAATGGAATATAAAATGATCCTTTATAAACATTATTTAATGGAGGCAATCTATAAGATAACACTAATAATAAAAGATTATACATAATAAATACAAAAAATTAGTGTGTATATTATTTACAAATAGTAAAATGTTTAAATCCTTTTTATATATAACATAACCTATCTCTCTTTTTAGCAAGCTTAACTGAGTTAATATTAGTATTTATAGCATAATAAATACTAATATGTAAACTTTTTGTAATTTAAAATGTAATTTATATATAAATTAAATGACTAAAATAAGTAATAAAAATAACTATAAGAAAAATATAACTTTTAAAAATAAAAATAAAAATAAAAATAAAAAAAGGCAAAAAACACTGGAAGGAGGAGGAGAAGGCGAAGAAGAAACCATAATAGTATTATCTTGGAATATATTGTGGATGGCTATGGATGGATTTAACGAGGAAGAAGAAGAGAGAAAAAGAGGGGTAAAATATACACCAGGCACACAAACACAGCGTGATTTTGGAAAAAGTTGTGCAACAGACGTTAAAGATGGTCTAAATATATGCGCAACAAATGTTAAAAAAACTATAGATGAGCTCGCCGAAGAATATGATTTTGTTGCTCTACAAGAAGCAAGTCAGTGGGACAAGATACATGAAAAATCTACTAAATTAAAAGACATGGGTTATGTACATTATAGGTTTGGTAACACTAATTTAGTTACATTTTATAATAAAAATAAATATAGGCTTATAGCATTTAAAACAGATTTTATTAGTATAATTATTGATAAAGATAGTGACACTTATAATAATCGTCCTTACCATATTTTATATTTGCAACATAAGGAAAGAAAAGAGTTTTACATATTCATAAATTTACATCTTTTTCAGGGTTCTGAACTTAACAAGGAGCGTCTCGAGGTAGAATTATCTAAAAATATGGATGCTTTTTTTGAGATAGATGGAAATGAGGAAAATATTACAGAACGTTTTAAAATAGAGGTAACCAAAAAAACTATAAATAATGCTCAAACTCGTTTTAAGGAAAAAAGAACTAAAGATAAAAAGACAAATCCTTTTTCTATTGCATGGACAGAAGAAAAATATAACATTATTGTGGCTGGTGATTTTAACGATGCAAAAATAAAAAATTTCTGGAATGGATTTAAACCATTTAAGAAGTCGCCTATAGATAGCCTAAAAGATTTAGAAGTAAAATTACAGGAAGAGCCCCCGCCCACATGTTGCGCCTTAAATTTTAAAGAGCCTTATACAAATAAATATGAGCTCATTGGAGATTATATACTAGTTAATTCTAGTTTAACAGTAAAAAAAATTAATGCTCCAATTTTAAAAATACCAACATCTGATCATTTACCTGTTATTATACATTTAAGCCCAACTTATAATAAAGAGGATGATGCTACTAAAATTGACCCTATAAAACCTCCTGGTCCTGATGCCGCAATAATACCTGCTGCTAGTCTTGATGCCGCAATAATACCTGCTGCTAGTCCCGAAGTTGCTCCTCCCGAAGCTGCTCCTCCTGAAGCTGCTCCTCCCAAAGCTGCTAGTCCCAATGTTAATCCTGAAACCTCCCTTGTTTTAGCTAACGCATTAATACATCAAGAAAAAAAACCAGAAGAATGTATCCCTAAAATTATACACGTATTAGATATTCCTGGAGACGGAAATTGTTTATTTTCATCATTATTCACAGGATTAATACGATTGAATGCAAATATAGCTGCATTTAGTGCAATTCATAAAGATCATGAAGGCGATGTAAAAGCATTTGTAGCAAAACATATACACACATTTCGAAAAATAATAGTAGATAGTTTAGAAACTTTTTTAAACGCTAATATAGATGAGTTAGACTCCGGCATTTTATCTGAATTGGGGCAGTTTATGTATAACGAGGGACATCAAATAGATGTAAATAATAAATCAGTTAAACAAGAAATTGTAAAATCTTATATTGCTAACATGAGACAAGCTAGTATATGGGGAGATCAAATAATTATAGAACATTTTAAAAGAATGACCAAAATAAATGTAGTAATATTTAATTATCATGGTCTTGGTAAAGATCTAGGTTCTAATAGTAAAATTACAATTTTTGGAAATTTTTGCTATAACGGTATATGGTTACATTATAATGGAATTAATCACTATAACATAATATATCCTACAAATATAACTAATAGCGAATATAGAAATATACCCGAATTGAATATGTTACAATGGCCAGTTGATAGAAAGAACATACAAGAGATAATGTATTACAAGTATGAAGACATTATTGCTAAAACAACAATAAAAGAAGATATGATAGAACAAGTAGCAAAACCAGGACCAGCAAAACCAGCAGAAGTAAAACCAGCACCAGCACCAGCACCAGCACCAACAAAAGTAAAACCAGCACCAGCACCAGCAAAAGTAAAACCAGTAAAATCAGCAAAAGCAAATCCAACACCAGTACCTGTACCAGCAATTCCAGCACATGCACAAGGTGAAGAGGCAACATTAAGAAGAGCAGGAGCATCTAGAGTATCAAGTGGACAAGCACCAACAAAAGTAGAAAGACAAAGTGAAGAACAAAGTGAAGGACAAAGTGAAGAACAAATACAAGCACCAACACAAGGACAAAGTGAAAAACAAGATGAAAGACAAAGTGAAGAACAAATAGGAGAAGCTCCAAAACGTGGACAAGGAGAAGAAGAAAACCAAAATGTCAGGCCAGACGAAAGTAATTCGGGCAATATGTTTGTAATTCCTCTAATGGGTGTTGTATTAGCATTAGCCATTACATTTTTAGTAAAAAAATAAAAAAAAAAATAAAAATAAAAATAAAAATAAAAATAAAAATAAAGAACACATTATGATTGTTTAGCAATTCACGGGTAAATTACAAGTTACAAAACTAGCCTCTCCGCTAGCATTCCATGAAACAACCAATACAATAACTTCTACACCTCTAGTAATAGCATCATTAAAAGCTTGTTTATAAGTAGGATCTAATAATGACGCCTGAAAACTAGATATGTCGGTGCGCTGAATAACAAAACAAATAATAGGCCTAATAATTTTTGATTGACTGATTTCCGACAATTCATTAATATGTTTTAACGCACGCTCGCTTACAACTTCGCCCTTTTTTTTCCTATAACCATCAGGAAAATAGGCAATCTTATGATTAACAGCAATAGTCGCAAAGTCGCCATGTTTAATCATCTTTTTGCGATCAACAGAAGATACGTCAGCATAATCAGCAAGAGGCACATTTTTTACTTCTAATACAAAATATTTGCCATGCTCATCTATTCCCGCAAAATCAAATCTAGAATTAAGTAAGCAAACCTCGCGTTTATAAGTTTTGATGTTACATAATGTTTTCAAATGGTTGTGCGTTAATGCATTTTCAACAAGTGTTTCGGCCAATTTAGGATCAATTCCGATTAATTGTTTATTAATAAATAATTGCTTGTTAATCTCTTTTTCTTCGTAAAAATAGGCTAAATAAATTTTGTAAGAGCAAACCTTAGATTTAGAGTTAGCACAATTGGATTTCATAGGCGACGCATATACATAACAATCTTTTTCACATAGCCCACAACAACCCAATGACGCACAATGAGCTTGAGCAATAGAACCGTCTTTAAGTTCTATGTCGGCAACATAAGGAGTTTTACATATTTTGGACGGTCTTGATACAACTTTAACTAAAATCAAATCATGCAATACATGAAGCATATGTTTAATTATTAGTATTAAGTAATTAATAATAATTAAAAAGTGAAAAGTAATAAAAATCAATTTTTTTATAGCAAAATCTAACTTTTTATAATAAATTATTTAACAAACGCATTTAAACCTTCAAGTGTTCTTTCTCCGTTTAATGTTTTAATTAAATCATTTTTACTGTCTAATAATACTATTGTTGGGAAACCAGAAATATTATATTTTTGTAACATAGTATCGGCACCCTTGGATTCTATTTTATAAGTAGGTATTGGAGATGTTGCTTTAAACTTATCCCATGTTGGAGTAAACTCCTTACAATGCCCACAACCTTCCATGTAAAAATATACTATTTTCTTTTCAGATTTATCATTTTGCAATTTTGAAACATCATTGCCAAAACTTCCAAAACTTCCAAAATTACCTAAATTTTCTACAGATTTGTTAAAAAAGAAGAATGCTACTATACTTAATATAAATATTAGCGCTAAATATATGAATGATGTGGATAAATTTACAAACGGAATATTCTTTTGAATAGTCTTTAATATTCTTACTTTAGCCATTTTATATTATAGTATAATATAAAATAATAAAATAATAAAATATAAAATATAAATTATATTTATTTATGTTTAATTTTTAGTGTATATTTTTTTTTCCCACCTATTATTTTTTTTTCTTCTAAATCAAAGCCTTCTTTTTTCATTTTATAACTGTTTGTTTCATATTTTTTGTCAGAATTTGTTTCATATTTTTTGTCAGAATTTGTTTCATACTTTTTGTCAGAATTTGTTTCATCTTTTTTGTCAAGTATAGCAGGTATAGCTTTTTTTGATTTATTAAAATTTAAAAGTTTAGTATACAAATACGTTTCTGGAATATTTAATTTAGTATAAAATAAGTCGTTAAAAGCTCTATCTAATGTTCTAGCTCTTTCTAAACACACTTCGGCAACTAATCGCTTTTGCATATTTGGTTTGTTACCTTGCTCGTCTGCTTTATAACATAAAAAAACAATAAAAATCAAATAAGTATTTGTATCGCTTAAACGGTTATCTTTTGGAATGATTTTATACACATCGAATTTGTCTGTTAAATGTATGTTAGGTCTAGGAGCAGGACTAGGACCAGGACCAGCAGGACCAGCAGGACCAGCAGGACCAGGAGCAGCAGGAGCAGGACCAGGAGCAGCAGGAGCAGGACCACTATCTACAGGAGCTGATTGATTATTTGGGAGCATTAGCTCTCTCTTTTTTTTAAAAAGCTTAATAACTTTTTCGCTATTTATATTTTTATAGTCAATAACTTTATTTTGTGCAATACTATAAAATTTAGGAGTAGTTTTAGGCGTATTTTTAGTGGTGTCTTCATTATCTGTAAGTTTATAAGTAATTAACGTATCATAAACGAAGTATTTATCATTATTATGTTTTATTTCCTTACCATTATATAGCTTAAGCACATTTTTTAATAAATATATAATATTTAACGGAATATTTCTATCTTTAATTTTATTGTCATTTTCGATTATTTCAGCTCTATCAATTATTTTTTTATCAAGATTTTCGAATTTAATATCTAATAGATCATTAAATTCATTTAATGCAGTTTCATTGAAAAACATTTCTTCTTTATTTTTTATAATTTTTTGTATTTTTATGCTATTTAAAAGTCTTTTTATTTTAGCATCATAAAGATTATATTCAATTGTGTCATAAATATATATGGACTTGTAATTATTAGAGCTAGGATTTGTTAAGAAATTATTAGGTTCAAAATCACTTATTTTTAATGGGATAGTGTTGTCCAATATTTCTTTATTATCTAGTATATAGTTAATTTTTAATATAGGATTACGATTAATGTATGTTATATCGGCTCTAAATTTAATAGTTGCAATTAAAGAACTATCTGGACCCATAGATCGTATAAAGGGGTTATTTTCTTCTAATTTAAGATTTTTAACGTAGAATTTTTTAGTGGTGCCACTATCAATATCTTCTGCGTTAATGATTGTAGTATCTACTAAATAAATTTTTTTAATTATGTATAAAATATTATGAAATAGTAATACAGTTTGTTCTTCGTTATCGTCTAATAACTCAATGTTGGTTTTATTTGGAAATACATATTTAACATTTTCTTTAATTATTTGCATTCTTTTTTCCTTAGTATTAAACAAAGTAGGTGTTCGGTATATACCCGAATTAGTGTCTGGATTTAGTGCTTTGCTCAAATTGTCGCTTATAGCACTAAAAATATAGTCTAAATATTTTGTATCTAAAAAATATTCGTATTTTTCATGAGCATGAAATTTAATAGTGTCATCTAATTCTGAAGATTTATTTAACATAATGTTACTCAAATTGGTTCTAAATTTTTCGTTATTTTTGTCTTTGGTTTTGTCTTTATTAATAATATTATATTTATTTTTAATTTCGGACATTAGTGGTTTGCTAGTTAATAGCCTAAATAAATTTTTAATAACATCATCATAAAATTTTTCTTCATTAGCATCACTGTTTATCCTAGTAATGAAATCGTTTACCTTAGTTATTTCATTGTCTCTTTCACTTTGTAGGGCTGCTTGCTTGTCTGGAGTTGTTGCTTTAGATTGAATAGATGTTTGTACTTCATCGTTATTTAAAAATTCTAGAGCAATTTGTAAAATAAATTTTAATGTTTCATTTCTAATTGCAACCAGAGAATGATTTCCAATAGTTTCATAAAATTCATTTTTTATATCTACTTCGTTTCTACCGGAAAATTCCATGAATTTATATTTATTATTTTGCGATTTAGAAGTCAAACTCTTTATTTGTTGTAATACATCACTATCAATATAAGCATTTTCTCTTAACATTAATAAATTGAGTTTTGCTATTTCAGTTTCCATAGTTTTTTCTGCAAAATTTTCTAATAATATTTGGGACATTTTATCAATAATAAATTCTTTTTCATAAGCATCATTATTTTTTGTTAATACTATTTTTATAGTATATAATCTTTTTGTAGTGGCCATGATTATATTATTAATAGTTAATAATTATTTAATAATTACTAATTATTATATGTTAATTATATGTTAATTATATGTTAATTATATGTTAATTATTTACTAATGTTGTTAAACGCTTCTACTTTTTCTAATTTTTTATAATTATCAATTTGACCGCGAGCTTTACTTAATATAGCATATGCTTTATTAATCTCATCATCAGAAATAATTTTGTCTTTATTTGTATCGATCATTGATGCCAACTTTTTATATTTTTCGGGCAATATAGTATAGTTAGATTTTTCGTTAAATACAAAATTTGCTAAAATAATGAAAATACCTGTTATAATAAATGACATTAATAAATCTTTAGTGGCAATAAAGGATATAGTAAAAATAAGAGCTTCGCGAGCAATATTTTTGAGTATCATTTCTTGACCATTTGTTAACCGCAACTCAATATATCGCGAACCAATATTCATAAATATCATAAGTAATCCCAGCAATAATTTACTAGTGCTTAAATTGGTTAACATTTTATTAATATCAAATGTTTTTAAAGCGTCAAATTTTTTAAAAAAATTCTTATATTTTTTATATGGATTATACATATATTATTATAATAATAATATATAAAAATAATATATAAAACTAATATTTAAAACTAATATTTAAAACTAATAAATAAAAAACACTATTGCGAAATAATAGCAATATAATATAATAAAAAAACAATATAAAGAATAAACACTAATATTTATTTAGAGACTAAGCTAAACAATCTAGCCTAGCCTAGCCTAGCCTAAGCAAAAAACGATTTATAGTGTATCCAATTAAAAACCCAATAAGGTTTGGGACTAATTCAGCAACCGACCCATGCCACCCATGTAGTGTTGAATTTTTTACATTAAATAATTTATCAATATAATTTAGCGGTTTTTCAATCCCACGATACACTGTATAATTGGTAATAGGGTTATTACTTTCGTTATAATCTGATGGAGGGTAGCGTAAACAACCTCCACTATACTTTATTGCAAGTATAGGAAATTTGTCTAAAATATACTCAGCAAATTCCCATAAAATACCTATAGTTTGAATACTATAAAAATAAGAAGGAAATAATATTCCAAGTATTATAAATAGAAATAAATGATTTGGTTGAACTCCATAGAATTCTTTTCTAACACACGTCGTGTTGCTTGAACATGGACAACTTTGTCCATAATAATACGCCCATACTAAGAATAAAACACAAAATAATAGTATGCCATTTTTATCATTATAAAATTTCATATATTATATTATATTATATTATATTATACTATAATATAGTATATGGGTTATATAAAAACCTTTATAATTAATAAACGTTTTAAAAAAATATTTAAGTTGTTCTTAATAATAATGTTATTAATAATTTTAACTACACTAATGTATTCATTATTTAATAAACCTTCTATAGAAAATTTGGAAGATGAAAACGCTACAGCTAAAAATAACGATGAAAACGCTACAGCTAAAAATAACGATGAAAACGAGATAGATAAGAGTAAAAGCAGAATTGAATGTTCCCTTGTTACATCACAAATTAATAAACACAGAGATCACCCTTTTGCAGTTAAAAATGGCGACTGGGACACAGTAGTTAATAAGTATAGCGGAAATCCAAGAATAAGCATGCGAACTGTAAATATAGATAATATATCCACTATTGTTGATACTAAACAATTTGTATTTGTACACAGTAATTTTCCTATGGTTATAATGTCAGTTTTTCTTACCGATAAAAGAATTACTAATAAACAAATCGATAATTTTAGACTTACAATGGTAAGATTAACACACTCTCAACTATCTTATGATAATGTAGACAAAACCATTGAACTACTTATTAAGTATTTTTTGTAATATATTACATGAATTATTGCATGAATTATTACATGAATTATTGCATGAATTATTACATGAATTATTGCATGAATTATTGCATGAATTATTGCATGAATTATTGCATGAATTATTGCATGAATTATTGCATGATTTATAATATTAGATAATTTATAATATTATAATAAACAAGTAATTAATAACTTTATTTAGTAGTTTTTACAAATAATATAATCTTATTTTTTTATAATAATATAATATGTTTCAATTAAGCC